TGCCTGCGAAATGCCATCTGTTTACGCAGGGGAGCCACTTGAAGTCCTAACGGGCCCTTTTAAGGGTACTTTGGTTAGATGCGGATCAGTGCGAAAGGACTGCCGACCGGCCAAGAAGGGCGACAAGCCCATGCAGCGCGGCGGGCGCTACGCTGGCCGGTTGCGATTGGAGATCGCCCCGAACCGTGGCGAAAAGGCCCTGTGCGGCTTTGTAGAGGCCGCTGTTGCGCCGGGCGCGCTGGTCGTGACGGATGCCGCCCCGGCCTACGCGTCGCTCGGCAAGCGCGGCTATGCGCACCTGCCGGTGGTCGAAGGCGGCAATCCGGACGTGGCGGAAGAATACCTGCCCATCGTCCACTTGGTTTTCAGCAACCTCAAGGCTTGGCTGCAAGGGACGCATCACGGGCGCGTTGAGCCCAGCCATGGCCAAGGCAGAGGGAGGAGAACAATGAAAACAGCCATCTTCTTAATATACCAGCTTGTTGCTGGTTCACACCACTATCCTCCTATAATTCTTCAAGTGGGCTCTCATCACATTTGTGAGAGGCTTGCAGATACGCTGACAACCTCTTTCACTAAGCCCGGCATCAAGCTTCGCTGGACTTGCATTGAGGTATCAGAATGAGTATGCCAACCAAAGGTGAAGAGTTTGCTAAGCTAATCGAACATCTTCGATTAGCACAAGAGTCAGCTTCGATGCTAGCTCACCTTAACCGAGATGACTCAGCCCTAATCGCTAAGGGGTGGCTCGCGGTCAGCGAAATGTTGAAGCTAACCCAACATAATGTAACCAAGCTAGCAACCAAGGGCCTACAATGACAGAGATGATAGAAGAGAAACCCTCTTGCTCAAATTGTAGGTATGCCTACAAGCACGATCTGCGAACGCTATTCTGTCGTCGCTTCCCTCCACAACTGGTTGGGACTCAACAAGGGCCTATGGTCCTATTCCCTACAATGGATCCAGTTAGAGGTTGGTGTGGCGAGCATAGTCGTAAACTCGAACTCAACTCCTAAGAGGTACAGATGAATATACTGTCTCAAATAGCTTCCAATATCCCTTCAAGAGACGCTCCATCCCTACTTCCGCCTACCGCAGAGCAAGAGGAAATATGTAATGCAATAACCTCTACCAAGTTCAATATACTTATTCGGGCTTTGGCTGGTACAGGCAAGACCTCAACTCTTAAGCTCTTGGACAGGGCCACAAAAGAACACCCAATCCTTTACCTAGCCTTTAACCGCAGGAACGTAGATGAAGCCGAGGCCGAGCGGAAAGGGGGCTCGAATGCCTTCTCTGACTCCTCAATCATTCGAACCTTCAATGGTTGCGGACATCGCGTTTGGTCCAAAACCGTTTCAAAGGTAGTTGTGTCGCCATCAAAGACCCGTGACTTCCTAAAAGATGAAATTCAATCTCTAAAGGGATCGGATCGGCAAGAGGCTTCAAAGGCTTACTGGGACATAATTCATGGTGTCTCTCTAGCTAAGTCTCTGGGGTACATCCCCGATGGAAAGTATCCACAAGCGCAGCGTCTTATATCTGCGGAGGAATTCTATGCCTCACTTGAAGAAAAGCCATCCGAACTTGTTATCGAAATCATCGATAATATCCTCCTCAAATCAATTAGAGCTTCTTACGAAGGGCTCATTGATTATGACGATCAAATTTACATGCCCGCTTTGTTCGGCGGTTCATTTCCACGATACCCACTTGTATTCGTCGACGAATACCAAGACCTTAACCCAACGAACATTGCGATGCTACGAAAACTCAAAGCGGGTCGGGTGGTTGCGGTGGGAGATGAATGGCAAAGCATTTACGGTTTCCGGGGCGCTGTCATTGGAGCCCTCACCAAATTCAAAGAGGAATATTCCGCAATCGAAAAATCGCTCACAATCTGCTTCCGGTGCCCGCGGGCAATTGTTGAAGCCTGTCATTGGCTAGTGCCCGAATTCAAGTGGGTTAAACATGGAGGAACTTATGGAGTTCTTGACCAACTTAGCCCTATGGATATTCCTGACGGTGCTGCTATACTTTGTCGTAATAACGCCCCTCTTATACATTGTGCATTTAATCTCCTGGCTGCTAAAAGGTCCGTTCAAGTCGTTGGCAAAGACATTGGGCCGAAGCTGATAGGAATCTTCCGTCGGCTTGGTGATGGTTCGCTATCCAAAGATAGCGTGATGCTTCGAATTGATGGTTGGCTAGAAGAAAAGCTAATGACAACTAATGCCCCAGCTACAGCTAAGGACATGGCCGCCTGTATGAAAGTGTTTGCCGGCTTCGGTAACACATTAGATCAGGCAATAGCCTACGTTGAACACATATTCAAGCAACAGGGAACGATCAAGCTACTTACTGGGCACAAAGCTAAAGGCTTAGAGTGGGATACTGTTTACCATCTCGATCCGTGGCTCATAGGGCCAAACGAGCCTAACCTAAAGTACGTCATAACAACACGAGCACGTCAGTCCCTCTACGAGATTGACAGCAGGAGCATTCGATGGTAACATCAACTTCTAGGCTAGCTTTCGCTGATTGCTACGATCTTCTAGATAAGGCTTTAGAAGCTCCCGATGGCATCAGGTTTGCTGTGAGCGATATCGGCTTAGCTAACCAGTTTCGAGTTCGCCTCCATACGGCTCGAAGGATCAACAGGGAGGATAATAAAGATACCTACGATAAGGATCACCCTCTGTATGGGCGCTCTATCTACGACACCCTCGTAGTTAGAATTCGCGAAATAGAAGGGAAAGTCTTTGTGTACATCACAAAGGTTGACGCAACCAAACTCAATATTGAGGTTCTCAATGGCGACAGTGAAAGCTCTGACAGCAATATGCGAGAGGTTGCTAACGAAGCAACGGTCAAAGACAGGAGGTTCTAGTGAGAAGAAAGGCAGACGCCGGCAACGACTTACAAGAGATATGGCTGAGCGCCTTGAGAAGCTCCCACGGCCTCGCTATCTCAACTGACGATCGGCGTTTGTTGAAACAACAACTCTACGCCACACGAAAGGCTATGGACGATCCTCGGCTTGAAAAGTTCTCTATTCACACCCCCGAGACGGAAGGTGAGCTTTGGATCGTAAATAGGGAGGCAGCGGATGTCCAATTTCGCGGATGAACCCTTAACCAAGATAACTGTTAATATCTACACATCGGACTATGAATGGTTGTGCCAGCAGCCTTATAAGCTGAGCGACTTAATTCGTCAGATCATTCGAAAGCATAGACGAGAGACGGAGGCTTATAATGACGACGAGCAATATGGATGAACTACTCTCCATCAGGAGAGTCACCCATGGCGATTTTAAGGTGACAGCTTCCGTAGCCCAACAAATCAAGGATATATGTCGATGCACTGGTAACTCCTTGTGTGCGCCTCAACGCGAAGCTTTGGATGCTATAGCAACTAAGATAGCTCGCATTGTAAGCGGTGATGCCAATTGTAAGGATCATTGGCATGATATCGCGGGATATGCAACCTTAGGAAAGGAAGCCTGCAAATGAGCGATCTTAACTCGATTGATGCTTTGATGTCCCTGGACCCACTAGATCTTTCTGACAAGGACATTGAAGCAATTATAGCCTATCAACGAAAAGCGAGAGCTAATCTAGAAGCGGGCATCAAGCCTCGTCGAGGTACATCCGAACGTGCTAAGATCGACTTGGACTCAGTAATCACCAGCCTAACTGGCGGCGTGCCAAAGCCTAAAGTTGAGCGGAGGTTCTAATCATGACAACCGATGCCCCCTCGCCATTCCTGCCTGATACCAAAATCCAATTCGCTTGGGATAGTACCTCTCTGGGGTACTTTAAGACTTGCCCGCGTCTCTACTATTATCAGATGATTTGTGGATGGCGGAATAGTCTAGAAGAGTCCATCCATTTGCGTTTTGGTATCGAGTACCACAAAGCCTTGCAAGAGTACGATATTGCTTTGGCACAAGGGGCATCATACGATGATGCTGTTCATAGCAGCGTCAAAGCTCTAATGCTTCGTACAGCAGATTGGCGACCTGATGACAAATATAAGAACCGGGACAACCTAGTTCGAACCGTTGTATGGTATCTCGAACAATTTAAGGATGACCCAGCAAAGACATACATTCGCCAAGATGGTACCCCCGCAGTTGAGGTATCATTTAGGTTCGGGTTGGATTGGGGGCCCTTTTCTCAAAAGATGTCTCCAAAACAACCATGGCAGCCTTACATTCTATGCGGGCATTTGGATCGTATTGTGGTCTATCAAGATCATCTGTTCGTGATGGATCGAAAGACCACAACAATGACCCCAGGCAATTATTACTTTGATCAATATGCGCCACACAATCAGATGACGCTATATACCCTAGCCTCACAGGTAGTTATGTCTACGACTGTGAAGGGGGTGATAATTGATACAGCACAAGTTGCTGTAGACTTCTCTCGGTTCGTTCGGGGGATAACTTATCGAACCAAAGAACAGTTGGACGAATGGCTAGAGGACTTAGCCTTCTGGCTCCATAAAGCCGAACAGTATGCCAA